TTGTGCCTGTGTAGAATTTCTAAATCCGCCGTATAGCACTTCTATTACTTTTTTATTTACCATAGTAATCTCCTTTATGCAATTGTGTTTCGTCCACCAAAACCACCAGTATTACCATATCTTCTATTTACACTCCATTTATTAACCGCTTGATTTAAGTTGTTAAAAAATCCTTGAGTTTGTGGAGCTTGAACAAATTTAGTCCATGATTGGTCAATATACTTTTGTTGGTCATTATTAAAACTAGAAGATGAAGTATCTGCTAATCCAGATAATGTACCTCCTACTCCTGTTAATACTCCACCTATAGCTTGACCTCCTGGTATAACACTCGCTAAACCGCCTGCTGCTGATAAACCTTTACCTAATGAACCAAGCCAAGCATTATTAGCCGCATCTACTTTTTCTGCTGCTGTAGCTCCATAGTTTCTATTAGCGTAATTTAGTTGTGTAGCTCCTGATAGTGCAGCTAATTCATTTTGTTGAAGTTGATTAGCTTGCGCTACATTCTGGTTTAACACATTAGCTAGATAATTTTGTTGGCTATAAGCATTTTCATCTATTTGTCTATTAGTTTCACTGTTACTACCAAACGCAGCTTTACCTCTTAACATGTTTGCATTCTGCGCAAGATATTTATCAGATAATAAATCTAGCTGTCTGTTATTAAGCTTATCAGTCCAATAATCAGTTCGACCAGAGTAATCAGTTACGTAATCTTGAATTAAACCTAAGTTAGTGTTGATGTACTCATTTGATTTAAGTCCTGATTGCATTACTTGTTTGTTGTAGTTTTTTTGATTTTTCTTTAATGCCATATACTAGTCCTTTTTCTTTGTATACACTGCCCTGTAAATTAAATATCAATTTAAAAATATTCAATTTGCAAGACAGCGTTAGCTGTCCTGCTTTGATTAACCTCCTGATGGCGCTGTTAATGTAAAGTAACCACGAGCTCCACAATTTGGATTAGTTACCTTAGCACCATAAACGATTAAACCTCTAAGAATATCTCTATAACTATCTGGGTCTGGTATAACTTCTGCTCTACTTTGAGTAAATGCTTCTGTTACCAAGTTTCTAGTACCACAAATAATTTGTAAGTGTTTATTTGAAGTATCTGACATGTGGTCTAAGCTTTCATCGAGTACTATTTCGAAACCTCTGATAACTGGTACATTACCATAGAATTCTTTAGCCTCTGTTCTTGAACCTGCTTTTGTATCTGCTTCGATAATTAGTTCATACAAAGCACCTGGCACTGCTAATACTGGTAATGCTTCACGAACTTGTACGCCTAGAACACCTGGTACTTCACCACCTTCACCATCAAACGCAGTTTGTTCACCTGATAGTTCTGATACGTTTTCCTGTGTTTCTTCATCTACAAATCGATACTTACCATATTCCATAATAGCACCAGTTTTCATAAGTTGTATTCTAAATTTAGTTAAGTAACTTAGAACGTTATCAACTGTTAGATATACTGGAGCTGCTGCTGTACCACCACCAATAACAGGAATAGAACTTTCTGCATTAATAGCAGCCATAACTGCTGTGTTACGTTGTTGAACTACAATATCTTCACATGCAAGTCTGTAACCTTTTTCAATGTCATGATAAGTTTTTAGTTGCATTTCCCAAGGTAAACCAACTGCATATCGAATTGGAGTATTAAGGTTTAAAGTTATTGTTGTTGAATTGGCATTACCATATCCATTTGGCATAGCCATACCTGTGGAAGTAGCTGTACCAACTACAGATAAATCAGGTTTAATAATTTTTACTGCATCGGCTTTATCTCCACCAGGATTATGAAAGTTATGGTTAACTATTCTAGCTGCAAAACCACCAGTACTTTCTTTCAAAGTGAATAACATTTGTTCTGCCCAACGTTCGGTTGTAAATGCTGTCATTTTAACTCCTTAATTTAATGTTAGTTCTAACACTTACACTTAGTATATAACTAACAATTTTACCAAGTGTATATAAATAACTATAGTTTATTATACTATGAATTAATAATTCTTAAATTTGCTGTATTAATTAACTTAATACCATAAAATGCTGTTATACATAATACATCAGAGAACGTATTTACATCTTTTGCAAGAACTACTTTTGGTTCTGTAAATGCTACTGCATAACTGTCATTACTACCAACTACACCTTCACCAATACTACTAAAACTTTCAGCAGTAGTATCTACATGTATTTTTGCTTCAACATAAGGTTTTATATCTCCGTTTACTAATGATACTTGATATTCTTGATATGTTGTGTATGGTAGTAAAACTGTAGGTAAATTCATATAGTAAAGTGCTGGATATGCTACATCATTCTTAGATGCGTAATAATTTTCTGCTGTTTCTCCAATAACTTTTGTATCATAATCTGGTTGGTCAGAAGAAATATTATATGTAACTGGAGCACCATTATCATATCTATAAATTGAGTATTTTTGTCCAGTTCCGTTATATTGATTATCTGCAACTACATGTCCAAGAGTTTCAGCAAGAGTAGTTTGCGCAGTAATTTTAGATATTTCAGCAATATTAGTTACGATATCAGCTTGAATAGCATGAGATATAGCATTTTTAAGTCTCACTGCAAAGTCTGATTTTATCATATTTTGTAAATCAACATTTGTTTCTAAATCTACTTCATTAGGAATTGTATAAGATAGTTTTAGAGATTGAGTTAAGTCAATGTCAATAGTATTATCAATATTATCAATCTTATATGTTGATGCAGTAACTTCTCCGTCTTCTAGAGTATCAGTTTGTGTCTTTGTTCCGCCTATTGTAAAATTAGTTGTTGAAGTTGTAGTAGTATCTACAGGTCCACTACTACTATCTGTACCTGTTTGTTTTAGTACATCACCAGATACAATTGGATTAGGTACTATAATAGTTACTCTTGATGCTCTAACTCCATTGTTATTAGGACAATATATTGGAGTTGAAAACGGTAGTAGTTGACTTCTATCAGCAGGTGCTATAACTGCTCTTGATAGAATACTTGATAATTTACTTTCATTAAAATTTGTCATAATTTACTCCTATTGATTGTTATTGTTATTACTATTTATTGTATTTGTTATCATATCATCAAACACTGAATTAACACCTGATATATGTAATTTTTCGAGTATCCATCTAAATAGCATTAACGCTTGTACTGGCTGTAATCCTTGAATAACTGCACCAAACATTGGCATATTAATTAAAGATAACAGTACGTTACTTTCTTGTTGGTCTTTTGCTATATCTACGTCAATTTGCAAACTTTCTGGAAACATATCAGATATTCCTTTTAGTGCAAATTTCATAATTTCAAGTATATCAGATAATGCTGGAAGAATTAATTGTTGTTTTATTTTGTTTGATAAGATATTTAATATACCAGATGCACTATCAGCTAACATCATAGCTTCGCCTAAAGTTCTAACTGAACCTCCGCTTTCTCCTAGAGTATATTCATTAAGTCCTGTTGCTTGCTGTGATAGTAGTTGAGTACTAGTCTGAATTGATATTAATCCATTTACGTCTAATTGACCTGGTAGTAATGCTCCTAATTGAGATGTATATGTAGAAGGTAGTTTAAGATACTTAGTTATTTCAGCTTCTTTAAAAGCTTTTGCGTCTAGTGAATAAGGTCCAGTTCTAATTGGATTTACGTTTTTATCCGAATAATCAAAGAGTATTTTATACACATCCCTTGATAATTCTGATGCTGTTAAAACTGGATAAATTGGTGAACAATCATCATTTTTATCGTTGATACTAATAGAACGTATAGTAGTTAAATCTCTACCTTTTTCTGCGTAAATAACTTGACGTCTAAATACAATAATTAAGTAGTTATCAAGTTTGTTGTTTACAACTAAATCACCTATGAATACTCTTATTTCTGCTACTGACTCTGCATCTGCTGTAGCGTGATTGAATAATTCCATTCTACGATAGTCACTTAAAAATGTATAACTAAACGCTAGTTCTGGTGTTACTCGTATAGTAAAAAACCCTGGACCTGGTTGTTCATAATCATAAACTATTTTAGCTGATTTAACTCTATTTAATAGAATATCTGGTAATGGTGTACCAGTTTCCATGTTTACATCTAATACTAACGTAGCGCATCCGTATTTTATAGCATCATCAATTAGTAAATCATTTTGTGATTGAAGCGCATCAAGGTATCCTTTTAGAACTTCTGTTGGTCTATCTAAATCATCTTTATAGTTACTAGATGTAAGTCTAAAACTATCTCTTAGAGATAATAGAGATTGATGAAGGAATTTAAAGTATGCATTATATGCATAGGTCATATTAACATTCTTTATTACTCCTTGCTCTTTATTATTTATTGCATCTCTAATCTCACGACCTTTTCTATACCTAGTGTGCCATTCTTGAACATTTCTAAGTCTTCTATATAGTGCTGATTGTACCAACGATAAATCTCGCTCTGTAGATACTTTTGTTCCTGTACCAATGAAGAATGGTAGTCCATTAAATGTTTTTACTTGTGTCATTATTAATATCCTTTTGTTGTTTCTTCAAAATACATTAAATAGCTTATTGCATCAATCGCATGAGGTGTATAAATTAAATCTGGTTCTATATCCAGTTCTTGTTTTGTTGGATTTAAAATTTTACCAGTGGTTATATCAATACGTGTATTTTCAAATACATAGTTAGTTTTTTTCATATTATCAAGATTAAACTTATATCTGTCCTTTAATACATGTGTTCTGAATACTGATAGTCGCTGTGTAATTCTTGGATTACTTGGTAATACTCTTAGTTCAGTAAGAAGTCCTAAGCTATCAGCTACTCTTTCTATTAGAACATAATCATTATCTAGTCTTTGATTATATGCTCCTGCACTATCACCATATATAATAATCTTATTACAGTTATAAGTATCTATTAAAAACTCTAATACTGATTGAGCTTGTACTTCTGTATGTGTTTTAAGATTAAAGTGCTCATGTAGAAAGAAGAAACGTCCATCACTAGAAATTAATCCAGATAACCAACATTGAGGTGAATAGTTAAAGTCACATGTAATAAATACAGAATAATTATCTGTTGGAATTTCAGTTGGAATACACTTTACTGACAATGGGTCAAAGTTAGATATTAGTGCATCATCAAGTGCTGGAGTTATTTTACCATTGATGAACTTCTCCTTTTCTTCTGCTGTCATATTCTTAGATAAACCATCGATATATCCTTCTGGCAAATTAGTGTTTTCATATGAGCTTCCAATATAGACTTTTCCAGAAGTTAAACAATAGTGATTAGTTGAACTTGGTGGATTGGTATGTGTTAGTAATACTAGAGGTGCATTACCATTAACATATCTTAATCTACCTTGAAATTGTTTCAATACACTGTTTGATATTTTACTAGCTTCCTCAATATCTATAAAGTTAAACTCATACGTCAATATCTGTTTATAACTAGCACCATGAGTAATCATTATAGTTGTACCATTCGGACATAACCACATAGTTTTCTCTTTATTTAGTGATATTGGTTCTTGTCCTAGTATCTTTAAAAACTTTACAGTATATGCAAATGTATTATCTTTAACAAGTGGAATTGTTGGACCTGCCATACATACTTTCGACATAGGAAAAGTATATATATAACATGCTGTTATCAATGCTCCTAGAAATGTTTTACCTGAACCAAGTCCACCTACGTAATTTATAATATTTGTACTTCTAGGTCGTGCATATCTAACATCGTCTAGTACTTTTGTTTGTGTTGGAAGTAACTCTATTAACATTTTAGTGCATATACCTCATTACCATTTTTATCAATCTTAACCTTGAAACCTGTAAATCTTGAACCAAATTTATTTTTCATTTCTAGTAGTTCTTTATAGTTATCATCAAACATTACTATTTCTTCATCATCATATATAAAAAAGTTGTTTTCTAAGAAATCTGCTTTGGAAAGTTCAGTAGTGCCTTGAGCAACACATTCTACGTTAATAAAGTCTGCAAACTCTTTAAATATTAAATCTACATGTTTATATGTTTCATAAGTTTCATGTCTAGCAGTTAGAACTAAATATGATATATTTCCACTATTAATAGTTTCAATTGCTTTAACACGATTGTATATCTTTTCGTTGATTTTACATAAACCAAACTTCATCTCAAGTGTGTGTATAAATGGATAAATCTTATAGTGTAGCTGCTTAAGCGTTTTATTCTGAGGTATAAATCTATCCATAAAATCAGCTATCGGACAATATATTGATGTTTTATCAAGGTCAAATATTATTAACAAAACTGTAACCTCTTGTTTCTTTAAAGTTAAATCCTGCTTCATTGAATGCCATAAATAAATCAAGTGGAGTAACAGAGTTACTATTTATATCCTTAAACTTAGAGACTATATATTGAATAGATTTATTGTCATTAAATACTGGTTCTCTAAGTGCATCAAGTACTAGGCCAGAACAAATATACTCATCTTTAGATTTATTACTAGCTTTCTTTAAATGTCCGTTTGTTAAGAACTTAAATATTGATTTATAGCTGTAGTGGTAGTTACTTGCTTTCGCAACATATTTTAGTGCCAAATACACATCACAGTCATCAGAAATAGTAGTACGTTTAATTAGACTCTTCGTATGTTTATCATCAATATCATTTAGTAGTAATATTCTTGTACCTTTTTCAAATGTTTTTGTTTTTGTATCATCAGTTTTGTATGTTGAGCTCTCAAAGATAATTTTATTATCGAGCATTAGTAATACATGACTTGGTACAAAATCAGATGTTTGACTACCACGATACATCATGTTCGATACTTTTGATATAGCTTTTGAAATTAATGATGTTCCTTGTATGAATACTACTTCTAATTTATGCATTTTGTTTACCTCTTTCAAGTATTAGTTGCATCATTCTTACATTACAAGCTGCGTGAGCTAAATGTGATACATGAGTTTCTTCATCAGTCTTGGATACATAATGATATTTGTACAAGTGTCTAAATAATGCAGGTACAAGTGTGTATGGATTTAAATCTAAGAATGACCATGGGTGATACTTGCCTACACCAAATTCAAATACTTCTAACATTTCTTCAATATCATAATCTAATATCGGAAGATAATCTGTATCATGTTTCTTTATAGCACTAACTACGTCTTGTACTATTCCAAGAATATCAAGTTGTCCTACTGTTTTAAATGATGTAGATGGCAGTAACTCTCTGTAGTATTCTGGTATAAGTTGTATTAATTGGTCAAGTTGTAAATGCATAACCAGATATCCAAGTGGATTTTTACCAGAACTTTGTTTACCAGTTGTATTTTTAAAGTTATCAGCAATTGGATAATATGGAGTTATATCAAACTGCTTAAATATATTTTCAATGTACGCTTGTTGTTCCAAGCTATTCATCTTTTCAAGTTTATTCCATAAATATTTTAGTGACACTCTGCCCAAGACCTCCCTACTTTAATATCAACTTGTAGTTTACAATTTAATCCTAAGTCTTTATTAGTTCTATCCACTGCTTTATATACACACTCTTTGTATTTTTCCACATGTTCAGGTCTAACAGATGCTTGAATTTCATCATGAACATTAAGAGTAAATTTATAATCTACATCAGTCTTACTTAGTTCTTCACGTAGATAAACTAAACAGTTTTTCATTACAACTGCACCAGAAGATTGAAGTAGAAGATTTAGCAAACTATGCTCACTTCTAGCTTGTAGTTCTCTACCATCAAGTCCTGTGATTGTACCTTTTTGTTGATATTGATTTTTTAGATTATCTTGTAGTGTACCTAATCCTGGAAGTGCTTCAACAAACTTTGATATCGCTTTATTTACATCATCAACTGTATATTTTACTCCTGTACCTGCTGACAATCCTTCCGCTAGTTTCTTCTTTCCTGCTCCATATAAGTAAGCATACTCAAAAGTTTTTGCTTGTCTACGTGTTTCAAATCCTAGTGTTTGTTGTGTCCAAGTATGTATATCACCATTTTCAATAATATCAACACTAAAGTGCCTATCGTTGATATAATGAGCTAAGCACATATATTCAAGTCCTTTAGCATCAAAACCAACTTGTACATATCCATCATGAGGTATAAATAAGTTTCTTACTTCATACGCATATTTACCTTTAATACCTTTTATTGGACCATTATCATCTGTTCTTACACTTGGCATTGTTGATAGATTAGGTTTGTTATGTGAGCATCTACCAGACACAGTACCATCTGTGTATACTTTACCATGAATAATACCATCTTTATCAAGTAAGTTGTACAAGCTATTATCAGAATTATAAATCATTTTACGTATTTTATTCGCTGTTTTCCACAACAATAAATCTTTTATTTCTGAATACTTATCTTCAATTGATGCTAGTACTTCATCATCTAAACTTGGAGTTGGTTCATCTTTACCTTTTCTACGTACTAATGGTGGATTAAAGTCGTATTTTTCTTTTAGATATCGCATCCAATGATAAGTAGAACTAAGATTAAATGGAGTAACTACTTCTATGCATTCAATATCACCTGCTTTGATATTCTTATTTTTGTTAGCTCGTTTGTATACTTTAAATGTATAATCAGTGAATGAAGGTAATTTACTTAATAGTTCATTTGCAGCTACTACTTCATCTTGTTCAATCTGTGCATTTAATTTAAGCAAATTTTCAGTATCTATTTTATGACCATTTATTACTTGTTGTGATATACACCAAGAGAATTTATTGGAAAGTTCAATTACTGATTTCGGTATTTCATCTACGTTACACTGCCATAAAACTAATTCAGTTACTCTTACATCTTGTTGACAGTAAGCGCCCATTTCAGAAGTATACTTATCCCAAGCTTCATTCTTAGTCTTTTTACGTTCTTTCCATTCTTCATCAGTATACTCTTTACCAGTCATTGGATTAAATTTTTCAAATCCAAGGTCTTTTCCCCAGTCTTCTAAACCATGCTTTTGACGTTGAGGAAAAACAATACAAGATAAATTGAATGTATCAAGAACATTATGTGTGAACTTTCGTGATGGATAAAACTTTTCAAGAACTGGTATATCAAATTGAATTATGTTATGTCCAATCAATACTTCTGAATTTTCAAGGATATCTAATGCATCATTGATATTTGATTGTGTATATAGTTGAACATCACTGTCTATTCCAATTCTTTTTAAAGCTATACAATGTATAGTTGTACAATCTTGGTAAAATCCATTTGTTTCTATATCAAATATTGTTTGCATGTCTATAATCTCTGGTAAAAGTCATCATCAAATTCATACTCTAAAAGTGTTTTTATTCTTGGCTGTATTTCAGAAATAACATTAGCTAATACATCTACTGGAATATTACTAATTCCTGATGCATAAACTGATGTGGCTGCTAGTAGAATATTTAATTTATCTGGTTCTTTTTCATTGATAGCACGTAATAATAAATCTTCTAATTTCACTGTTAAGTAATCTCCTTTATTTTAGTAATAACTTTATCTTTGAATATTATTGTTTTTATGATGTGTTTATTAGTATGATTATATCCAAAGAACTCTTGTAAGTTCCAGATATCTTCCTTAGTACACTCTTTACTCTTAATAAGTTTTAATCCACCTGTTAAGAATAATAAAGTATTACGTTCATCATCTGTTAGTTTATGTTCAATTTCATATATCTTCATCATAAAAATTACCTAATTATATTTTATAAATCTTACTAATGTCATACATTATATCAAATAAAGGTCCTGAATGTTCGTAGTTCCATACTGGTAAATCTTGATTTGTAAAGAAATACTTTAGTAATTTTCGTTTGTAAACTACTAGATGTATTAATGCATCTAATATGTTATCACAAGGAATTGCACTGTTGGCTTTAATCTTTAGATGTAGTTTACTATGTTCAATTATTCTTAGTGCTTGAGGTACTGTGATTATGTTTCCTTTATTGACTAGTAATAATCCTATGTATGCTATTACTTTTTCAACTGGTAGCGCTTTTACAATATCTAATCGTAGTACTCTACTAAGTAGTTGCATGTTAGTTATATTTACTTTTTGCTTCTTCTGTTGTGACATTTGACCACTCATTATATAAATCTATAAACTGTTCTGTTACGTTATTACGAAATTTATAAATCTTATTTAAATCCTTTTCAGTATTAAGATAATGCTGCAATCTACTTTCAAACCTACTTAGAACTTCTTTAGGTACTACTGCTTTACATGCATCATAAATATCTTGTGGTACTCTTAATATACCTATATGTTTGTATTTAATTGGTTCACTTAGTTTAAGAAGTTTCTCGTAGTTATCAATAAAATCATCCACGTTCTCTACTCCTGCATTTATTAGATAACATCTTAATTCAAATCTATATTCATCAAGTGTTTTCTTATTCTTCACTTTCGTCAGCTCCAATAATCATTAGAACAACAATAGCCATCCAAACTACTATACCAATTAACTCAAACCAATTCATAATTACTTAACCTCTGTAAATCTTAAATCTGCGTTTATCTTATATACTTGTTTTGGGTCTACAATACAATCTTTATTCTTTGTATTTGATACAATTACTATACCTGTATCTGGGTCACGTAATAATTGAACTACATAGTCTGAACTTTCAAATATAGCGTTACTACCTTTTGGCATTAGTATAACATCTTCATTAACTTTACCTTTTTCATTGAATTGAGCCTTTGATACTTGACTACAAATAACTCCTGTTTTATCTAGCCCTGTTAATGTAAATGCTTTTATTGCTCCACATATTGAAGTTAATCTACTGTATTCATCTGTAGCTGCTTTCCATGGAGTATTCTGAATATAGTCCAAGCATATTAAATCATATTTATTTGGTAAGTCTGTATCAGATAGTAGCTCTTCAAGATTTTCTTTAAACACATTCCTGTAATCAATGTTATTATCAAGTTGAGTTATTAACTTATCTAATATGTTTTGACAAAGAGGACTATTGAGTTGTTTTATTACAAGTTCATCATTGCCACGTATAGCAAGTTCATGTTTTAAAATTCTAATTGTGTATTGATAGATTGACATTTCTGATGATAGAAGTAATATTTTCTTTGAGTGCTTCATAGCTTCTAACATAACATGCATAGTCATTAAAGATTTACCTGCACCTGGCGAACCAAGTAATAGATTTAATCTACCGAGTTGAAAGTTAAATTTATATACTGGCATCAGATGAATTGTTTGCTCACCTGATTTAATTCTTTCTATTGCCTTTTTAAATTGTTCTTGCATAAGCGTACACTAAATCTCCATTAGCCTTAATTGTTGATAAACTAAATCCATGTCGTAGTATAAATTCTTCATATTCATTAGTATCTATATTATGTGGACATACTGTATAGCAGTAGTCAGCATCACAAAAGTCATCATTAATGTAATTTAAAACTAGTTTCATTAGACTTGAACCAAAGTGCTTATGTCTATAGTTATCTAGTACTGTGAATAAGCATATCTTTAGTGCACGTTTATACTGACTTAATACTACACATCCAATTAATAAATCATCGTGTTTCTTATCAAATACACAAATTACAGGTCTATTCAATCTATGTAGTGATTGTAAATACTTTTTATCCGCATAATCTCTAAAGATTAAACAATCAAAGTTTACATTTTTAGTCGACATTAATTTATATTTATACATGTTATTTATCCGTTATTATCATTTCTAGCATCTTACATACAATTAGAAGTCTGCTATAATTGCTCATTGATTTTCTTTTATAGGTTCTTGGAAGTATTACTTCATTAGTTATAATCAGATGAATTTTATAACCAAGTACTGTAGCAAGTTTGTGAATTTCACCCTTAGTTATTTCTGGAATTGGAGAGTGTATATAAAGAGTACCAGATTTTAAATCAAACTCTAAGTCTAAGTAATTGTCGTTCTCTAATCGAACTGTAAATCTCAAATTTACACCTCCTATTAACTAAGTGATATAAGTCTGTCTAAATATCCTGGTCTATAGAATTTCTTTATATGGTACTCATCCTTTTTAGCAAACCAATCGGTTCTTTCAAATACATTTTGTACAATGTCTTTATCCTTTGTATCGTAGTAATAAACTATTTTGCGAACTAATCCTAAATCATTTGCACTATTGTCAACATCTTCTGGTTCTGCATTTAATATTTCATAAAGTCGTTTATCTGATTTACTGAATACGCTTATATCTGTTTCTGGAGCAACAAAGTTATAGTTTTTCTTTTGATGTTCTTTTTCAATCTTCTGTCTGTCACGTTCATACTGTTCTGCTTTTAAGCGTTCCTGTTCATCACTTAACTCTATAAGTTTATCAAATAATTGAACGTTGCATTCTTTAAGTTCAACATCAACTATTCTATCAATACAAGGACTTACAATGTGTCTTACTCTAGTCCATACTTCTAGTTGTTGACCTGTGAAATCCATAAATCTAGTTTCTAGTTCAATGTCTGTTTTCTTTATTATAAATATGTGTGCTCCAAGTTCAGATTGAGATAGTTCTACAAGTTGTGGAGTATCTATCATAGATTGCATCCATTTATATACTGGATGTTTGAAATCACAGTGGTCACAATCAATACAGAAAATAGAATAACCAGTATCACCTATAGGTCCAAGTTTGATTGATACAGTGTATCCACGTTCTTTAGCTTTCTTAAATTGTTGATATGGCACATGCACTGCATTATCAATAGTAGAATATTTACCGCTGCTATCTACTGGTCGTTTATCCTTTGAGAGTATAAATAAATCTGTACAGTGTTTAAGTTTCATTATGGTAGCTTTCCTTTTCGAGTATAGCCTTCACTTCTGAATTGATTAATGTTATTTATAAGTTTAAATATCTTACGTAAGAATGGTATTTTAGTATGGTCATTAATTGTGTTTTGTGGATGCAAGCAATCAAACTCTAATACTTCAGCTAGTTCTTTTAGTGGTACATTATACTTTGTTAGCATTCGTAACAAAACAAGATTACTTGGAAAATAGAACATTAATCCATGTTCTTTATATACACCTTTAACAAATTCATAAACATCATATAAATTGAGAAGTTTATGACCATCTAATATTTTCTCTGCTGTTACTACTCCTACTTTTGGTACACCAGGAATATTATCAATTCTATCTCCAAGTAAAAATTGCTTTGCTAGTTCATGCATACTACTTTCAACAGTAGTTTCAAATGTTTTAATACCGTTTTTCTTTTTAGATTTAATAGTTAGTTTTGGAATTTGTAAGAAGTCTTTATCACATGAGATAATCATTACTTTGTTTTTAGGGTCTTCAACCAGATTAGAAGCTATGATTGAAATTAAATCGTCACATTCAAATACCATAGATGATACAATATTTACATGAAAGGCTTGTAGTATTTTAATACATTCATTTTTAAATTCTATCCAGTTCTTAGCGTAGCTATTTATTCTTTGAGCTTTGTAGTATGGAAATAGAACAGTTCTAAATCCTCTGTTTAAACTTATACAAAAATAGAACTTTGGGTCTAATCTATTAAATTCTTTGAAGTATCTCTTTGCCTCTCTTATCTCTCGGTCTTTAATCTTTAGCATTGTTTGTACTGCTATGTGTGGTGGTAGCTTCGTTGCAAACATAGACCTAAGTAATATATCACCATCATATAATATGTGTATCATATTAAACTCCTATCTATTTCTTTCCTTTTTTACCACGACATCCCATTATTAATCACCTCCTCTTACATTAGATTTCTGTACTAAGCTTATGTTAAAGATTTTAGTTGTTGGCATCATACTAATTTTTAACCAATCTGTATAACTAACTGGATATCTCAATGTTTTAGTATATAGAAACCACCAATTATTAGGATTAACCTGGTTCATTCTTACTGGTAAATCTTCACTTACTGGTACATCTCCTGAACTTTCAACACAAACATCATCACCTTCAACAATAGCTATTTTACCTTCAAATACTATTTCTGTATCTTGTAGTGTTGAACCTCCTACATCTGGTTCTAAATCTGAACCAATATAAATCCAACTATTATAATCAACAATACCTAGTTCTTTGTTAATCTCATTGTAATCTCCATTATCTTCTACTCTTTGATACTTATATAGTTTATTATCGTTAATCCAATAAGCTTGGAATAAACCTGGATTAATATCTTGTACAGTATGACATCCTGATAGTATCTTATCACCAACTATAAAAAACATCATATTTGCACGTTGATTAGATACAACTATTAAACTGTCTAGGTCTTGTACAAATACTACGTTCTCTCTTATGTAGTTGTTTGTCATGTCTTCATACGCACTTAACTGATTAAACTTTAAGTAGGCTTTACTTCTTGTAAGCCAAGTATTTAAAGATACATATGCTTGTAGAAGTGTTAATGCTTCTTTATCAACTACTGCTAACATAAACTTATCTATAATACCAACTCCTGTAATTGGAGTTCTATGTTGATATTCTTGTTTGATTGATAAATCTAAGCTATCTACATAATAAATACTAGATGTATTATAGTTTACTAGAAAAAAGTATGATGCTGATGGATTTCCTGCGAAATAACATCCATTCAATCTGGTATCTTCTGACCAAACTACAGCTTCACTACTAGTATCTACGTTTGACCAATTATATGGTTCACTACCTATTATGTTCAATCTACAAGAAAGATATAATGTATTTCCTGAAACAATAATATCTCTTATGTAATTTGTTGCACTTGTTAAATTAACAGTAGTCCATCCTGCAAGAGTAACATTAAATGTATCACCAAAAGTATTAGGTAATACTGTATCATAATTTATGTTATAGAATGTTCCAGAAATAAAGCATCTAAATTCACCAAGAGGAATAATCCAAGTATCTAAACATTCAATATACAGTTCAAGTTGTTTATTATTATTTATACGACCTGTAAAAGTAACTGTTGATTGTGGTGGATTATTATTGTTGATATACTCATATGTTGTTTCTGTCTCATTGAAACCTACTATACCTTGAAATCCACCTTGATATTTCTGCTTTGATGCTTGTAAATCTGTAACTAGTATTCCATTAGATGTTTTAAATGCTAGTTGATTATTAACAGTGTATATAAATTCTGTTATCTGATTAATAGATTGAACTTCTAAATTATCAGTATCTACACCAAATACATGTTCTGTTTCTCTTGTATATGTACACACATATCCTTGGTCATCAATATAGTAGTCTTGTCCGTGTATAACTGGTATACTATCTGCTACTGCTTCTGGATTTATTCTTGTCTCATTACTAAATTTCATTCTTTGTATACACTCCTAAAGACTTTTTCCTACTGCTGTTGCCCATGTATCATAGTCTAATTTGTAGTTATTATAGAACTCATCATCATACATACCTCTTTCACCAATCTTAACTTTGGTAATAAATGGATATTCAACTCCACCTTTTATAGCTTTACAATTTTTTAAATTCATTGAAGCATTTGCATACATTGCTCCTATATTTGTACCTAATCTAGCATTTACAAAATCTGCATCTGGTGTGAAATCTGCAAATTGAGTCCATGTATCTGATGCATATTCCTTTCTAGAACAAACACATCTTTTTGTTGATTTATTTAATGTAATTCTTATTTTTGTTTCTACATCTTCTTGAATACCAATCGTACCTTCTGTTCGAAAATTATGCTTCCATGCACGTAAGTTAGAATTACCCCCGCCAAGAGTATCTACACCCATAAATCCGAGTATAGATAACACTGGAATAGTATAGTCAAATGTATTAACCGTAAAAGATAATTCTAATGTCACATCACCATTAGCAAATAATTCATTGTTGATGTATAAATAGTTATCTGCATCTTGTGTAGTATAACTACCAGTTTGTAGATTGTATTGTGGATTACCAGATTCACCTATAAAATCAGCGAGTTTATCTTCATACAGATTAGCCATAGCTTTTTCATTTATATTTTTATACAAGCTTTTTGTAAATGCTCCACCCGCACTATATAACTCGTTTAATTCACTAAACCAAGGTCTATTGCAGTAGTAGTTTTTCATTTGTGCTAACACTGCTCTTGTAGCTAGTCCTTGAACATCATTATCTGGTATAGTATCTAATCCTGGTATAAAATCTACGTCATTATCGCTACATCCACTACGTCGATTTTTAAATACTAATTCATGATAAACAGCTTTACCTTGCCAATTATATCCATAGCCTACATTGTCATCTCCTACTTTTCTATCTGGTTGCCAAATTTGTTGTGGTGATATTAATTTTCCACCAAGATAATTACATCCTGGTACAAATATTCTACAACATTCAGCCCCCATATCAAGTCCTACTTGTGATTTAGTAATATCTGAACTATCATAGTAAGCTCCATAAAGTGGTGGATTATTATCATTTACTGTGTTAATGTTTGATAGAGCTCTACTATACGGAATAGTTGCAGTATAAGCTCCATTATAGTCATTACCAAGATAATAAAGTACTATTCCTGGTACTTGTCTATTAGTTGTTTTAGTGTTATTAAGTACTGTTGTATCATTTGTAGTATTCCAATTAAATAAATTAGATACTTGACTTTCAGTTACTAATGCATCACCAATGTTAGCTCCATATGAATATCTTATACCTAGTGATATTGCTGTATCTCTATCTGTTAAAGTATATTGTTGAGTATCCAACATTAACATGTTGCTTGAGTTATATGTATCTATGTTTTGAATAAACTCATGTTGATTGGACGTTACTTCTTGATTAAAGAAATTAAAGAATGTATTCCATGCTGGAGCTGTAGATGATACAAGCGGTAATTCAATGTCATTTTCTAAAGTTCTAGATAATTTATCGGATGTATCTTTTCCAAACAATAGTTTTAAAACAGGTCTTAAACAAAATATATCAGCGTATGTGTGTCCATTTATCACTTGGTTTTCATCAAGTTCAAGTCCTGTTAGACTAGCTTCATATTGATTAACTTTATCTACTAATATATTTGCTCTTTGTTGTAGTTCTAATAAATTCATTATTAATTTCCTATAAATTAATTCTCATTAAATCCTGTTATATCACCTAGTGCTGATATTGAAATATTTTCTGCAACTAAGTAAGATTTAGTATAGTCATCTTCACATTGTGTAGTACTGAATGAGAATGAAAATCTATCTACTAAACCGCATGTATAGTTCCAAGGTATTCCTTGAGCTTCTTGTTTTTTCTTTTCATCAGTTACACAAAAATATATATTAACATTAGATTGTGGTTGTATATCACTTTCTGATTTAGCAAGATATAGTTTAGCGCTTCCACAAACAAAAGCAGAATAACAAGTACCACATCCTTGAAGATTATTTATAATGTTTTCTACGCATCCAAATCTACAACAATTTCCAGAACCATAATGCCAATCAAAGTTGAATGTTCCATCATCTTCATATACTAATGATATTGTTCCAGTACCACTAGTTTTTGTAATTCTTGCTTTGCTATAGTTTCCTGGTGCTACTCCATGTCCAATGTGAGGTGCAGGTCCTTTACCTGTAACGCTTATATCTACTACGTATGTTTTAATTGTACTATCATTAAGTGCATTTTGTGGTATATAAGGATTACCTGGTTGAACTATCGCTTGAGGAGTTTGAAAGCATTCGTTTACTGCCTGAATACAAACTGTACCATCTGCATTCTGATATTTTATTTCTCCAGTAATACATAATCCAGAATTTCTTATATCTTCACTTACGCAGGACCAACAATGTGGACATTCTTCACAATTAACAGTTTCAGCATCACAATCACATCCTGCATCAGGTGTCCATGTTCCTGAACCTTGATGATTTCCTGATACTAAGTATTCAAAAGTCCATCCATCACCAACTACTCGACCATTAAATGATGTAGTAGTTAAAGGTATATTATCATTGTTATCTACAAAAGTAAATTCAACATCTTTACTTGGTGTTTCAGAATAGTATTGCATGTTGACATCACTAGGTACCGCTAAAGTTTGATATGATGAATATGTATTTCTTAGATTATTTGTTGGAATGATAATACTATCATGAGATATACAACCTAGAGCACTTGGTGACCAATGTTGACAATAGCTATCGTTGTCTGCATGAGTTGAACCTGCATCTCTGTGTATTATACCACGTTGAAAGAATGAAAAAGAATAGTTACCTATTGTATCACTATTTATAGTATCAAACTCTTTGTTGGAATGATTTATTAAATTTTGTCTTAACCAACCTCCTGCATATGATACTTGATAAGGTTTACATAAGTTAGATAACCATAATCCTGGTTTAGTTATTTCAACTGGTACTTGAGAACGTTCTATAGTTCCTACTAGTTTCATATAACCTATTTGAACTGTCGATTGAGGTGAATTAATGTATATTCTAAAGTACTTATATGAGTATTGAGTAGATACATTAAATGAATATGGAGAGTTAGTGCCTACAGTAGTATTACTATTTTCAATAGTCTGAATATTAATCCAATCTGATGCATCTCCTGTATTACTTCCTTGAATTGTAAAATTTGTAGGAATATAGCTACTATCTGTACATAAATAGTTATTAAATTCAATACTTGATAATTTAATTGCTTCTGGATTGTAGTATTCAATATAGTGATTTGTAGTATCACTGTTTGATTGCCAATATCCAGTATCAGGATTAGTAGCATGATACGCCCTCATATCATTATCTACAGTTGCAAGTCTATAGATAGTATCAGGAGCAGCATCATTATAGTAATAACAATTACTTAAATTTATAGAAATATTAACACCTGGATAATCTTGATATATTGAACCCATTCCAATAGCAAGAGGATAATTAGTATTAAAGTTTATATCTCTGTCGCCCTCGTTTATTTTTTCAACCCAGGTACCATTTTCAAACAACGATACAATTCTACGTTTATTAGCTGTTACTTGAACCTTTATACGATATGTAGTACCATAAGATACATTCTCTACAATTGGTTTCATAGCAAAATCCTGCCAACTAAAAGAAATTATTTCATTATTCGTAGTAAGTTCAAGAGTAAAGATATATTCATAGTGAGCAATACGCTGTAATTGTGAGTAAGCCTCAGTTGGAGTAAATTCAAATACATATGTAGTTCCATCTGTTGATTGAGTAGAAGCTGGAAGTGTATAATAATCTGAAGTACTAAAACCTGAGGCTACGCCTGTTGATGATGTAAATTGTGGAGAGCCATGTGTTGTAACTTTACTAGTATTAATTGAATATGACACAACTTCACTATCTGCTGTTACTGCAAAAGATGCTCCGCCTATTACTCCATTGCTATCTAAAGTTGGTTGATTAAAATCAACAAGTCCTGCTCCAAGATATGATGATTTTGTTAGTTTTGTAAATAGTGGTAATCCGTCTACAATAGTTGTTAAATATGTTTGACCAGATGTATCAATATTATTTATGTAAGTTGCATTTAATCCGTTTAGTAAATAATCGTGTACCCATAGTCTAAGATTATTCATGTCTGGATATGGAGTTAAATCCATACCTTGTGGTTGAATTGTACAAGCATTTTCTACAGAAGTAGCTTCTGCTTTTTTTAGTAGTTCTTCAATTGGGTCACGTTTTATCTTTGTTATTCGTTGATTTGATTTTACCATTTTATATTAACCATTCTGTTTTATCTTGAGCTGTAAAGAAAGTAGGTGATAAATAAGTAACTTTTGTATTTATCGTTTGTGGCGGTATATATGCATTTACTTCGGCTGGATTAACTATTGCTTCTTGAGATGCTTTAACTAATGATAAATCTACACCGCGTGTTGGTTTTGATTTGTTAGATACAACTGCATTATAGTTAAAGTTTATTATACCTATATCAGATTTCGATACACTATTTGCACCAGATGTGTATAAAGTATCATTACATTCACTAAAATAAAATAATGTTGATGAACCTACGTATTGTCCTGATAGTCTTTGAAAATCTGAATAAACTCCACATAGATTACCTTTGTATACACCTGGATAATTTTCGATGTTTGAATTTAAGAAGTTACTATTAATTGATAACTCTGGAAAGTTTAATGTTGGTAAGTTACTATTATTTGTCTGTGAATATGCTGTGTCATTGTACTCTAATACAGTATGATTTTCGTCATCAAGATAATATATAGTAATATCATCATTTATTACTTCTTTTAGTACTGGAGTTTCACGCTGTGAAAGTACATCATACATGTATCCTGGTCCATCAAGAAAGTATTTTGATTGTTCTAGGTATCTACCGTATGTATGAATAGTAGAACCATATCTACTTAGTAATCCATTAAATAACTTTTTTAAGCTTTCAAATGCTGTCTTATTAAGTAATCTATTTGTTGGTTGTTCTACTATTTCTTTTATTAGTGTGTATGCTGATTTTTGTTGTGATAAATCAATCTCGAATGGATTTGTCCATGTTGTTTCTGGATATACTGGAATAGTTCCATCGATGTAATTATTTAGAAATTCAATACAACGATTATATTCAGCTTGATTAACACTTCCATCTTCATTTACTATTTCAAAAGGTTCAATTGGCATAATAATTTTCTCACTTATTCATTGTCAGTTTCAACATAAACTTTAAAACCGTATCTTAGTATTTTAAGAAGATAGCATTCAAGTATAATATCTTCTTGCGTGTATGTTATTTTATTTGTTTCTGGGTTTAATAATCCGTAGGCTGAACCATAAAATCCGGCAATCTGAAATTCTTGCCTTGTATCGTCATCATTTTCTAGTATTACTTTATAGCTCTTTAAAGAATAAATACCAGCTACTTCATCAGGATATACAAATCTACTTTTCTTTGTATCTCTTAAAATGACTTCTTTCAGCATTAGTTAGTACCTCCTTATAGTGCATCCATTTAATATTGTTTTTATCACAGTAATCTGAGTATGTTGTATTGCTACCTTTGTAAATTTTGACGTTAGGATTTTGAAATACCATTACTATCTCATACTCTGGATGTTGTTCAACTAATAGTTTCATCTTCTTGCGGTCTTGTGAAGTCCATTTACCTTTAAGTTCATATATTAATCTACCTCGTACGAAATCAGGTCTATATTTATGCTTTGTTTCTGGTACTGTATATGATATATTAAATGGTTCATATTCAAAACCTAAGTGCTTTAAACGACCTGCTAATCGTGCTTCAAATTTACTGCGATATTTCTGGTTTGAATTTTTCTTCATTGTTATCTGCTGTCTTAATTACTAATTTGTTATCTGATGCTTCATCATCATCAAGTTGAGAAAACTTTACAACAATTGCAAGTAGTTTATCGATTTGTTTAAGTATATCAGTATCACCATCTTGCATTAAAGTATCTACTTGTTTTAATAAGTTGCTTCTTATGCGCTGAAATTTAACAGTCAATAATGATGCTACAAGTTTATTATATTCTTTGTATTTAAACAACTCATCAATGAAGTTTATACATTTAATCGGATGCCAGTCTTTATGTTTATTCTGGATGTATTGTAATAGGTCTACTCCTTCAATATCTTTCGATGCTAGTTCAAGTAGCTCATTATTTGTTAATTCCATTAATAAACTCCTGTATCTTTATAATAATCTTATTAATATCTTTAAGCTTTAAAATTGTTTTTAAAACTTTATATACACCTGTGTGACTAAATCCAATTTCAACAAATCTTTGTTTACCACTATATATTAAGCATATATATTTACAATCTTGAATACTTGTATCTAAAAATTTAGAACTTAATCTAAATCTATTTCCACATGGAGTAGTTATTACTTGTCCAATATGAATTTTTAAGCTTCTAATGTTGTAAAGTTCCAAACTACAGTCTCCGTTTAGCTTTGTTTACATCTATCATTGATGTATCAACACTTGAAACTGACTTAGTACAAGCATCATTAATATACATTACTGCTTCACCTGGACTAACTCCACTTATTGCTAAGAATAATGCAGTTAAAATTGGTTGTAAATAGTAATCATCTGATAGCACATCAGTTTCGGATGTAACAAATTTCTTTGATGCTCCTGAATTAAAATCTTGAAATAAGCCAGTTCTAATAACATATCCAGTTTTCTCAGATGTGTCGATAGTTCCATCAGGATTTAATTTACATGGTTTACCACTTTTTAGATAGGCTACTTTTTCTCCTACCTTATTATAGTATCTTTTTCGTGGTTCTCCAGATAGTTCTACTTCAATAGTTACTTGAGGTGTATTTGTTAAAGATATTAATAAGTTTAAGTATCCTATTATTTTTTGTAAACATCTATATGTTGGCTCTATTGGATAATTAATTCTTACTGCTAATGATTTATAAATATCTAATACGTTAGTCATTTGTTAAGCTCCAGCATTTATTCAGTGTCTTTGTTTGTTCTACTAGCTTTGTAGTTAACTTTTCAATATAGATAGGAAAACTATGCTCCATACCATCTTCTACAGTGTAAATAACTTCCATATTGATTAAGTCTTCTTCTATTTCATCTAGTGATTTGAGATAAGTAATGTATGTTGATGCTCCAGCATACTTAATCGATACTATCTCACTTGCAACTAAGTTAATATGGAATATTATATCATTAACTAAACCAATAGGTAAGTATAAAAATGTAGATGATACTGTTTGCATGTTTACCTCACTAAATTATTGCTGTGTGTCTATTACTTCTGTTTCTTCTTCTACTTCTGCAGCATCGTCCATCATATCTTGAAGTAATAATTGTAATAAAGTTACTGCACTACTTGGTGATATTCCAAACTGTTCACTTAGCATTGCCACAAATATATCTTCTGCTGTTACTTCATCATTAGCTAAGCCTTGCGCTACAGTTTCTACGACTTGAGTATCATTTGTAGCTTGTTCCTGTGGTGCTGTTTCTGCTACTGTAGTTCCATCTATGGTAGTAGCATCTGGACTTACTACTTCTGTTACTGTTGTGTCTACTATTTCTGGTTGTTGATTAGTCATATTATTTTCTGGTACATTCATTGACATTATTGTCTTACTCCTATTTTAAAGTTACTACTAATGTATAAAGTGGATTTGGTAAACTATGAGATAGACTATATTTTTCAATTACTTTTAGTTTTTGTAGGTGCTTCATTAATGTTCTTATTATTATCAAGCCTCTTAAACTTACAAATCCCGTTGCAGTTACCTCATAGTCATTATATTTATTATTAACAAGCGCTTTAATTAAACTCTTATATCCTTGTTTTCCTGTTTGAAAATGTGGATGAACTAAAATTATCTTCTTTTCGTGTTTATTCATAACTATATGTTTAGTATAAGGTTTAATTAAATCAATCCAGTCATTCATTTATTAATCTTCCCAAGGTAATTTCTGTTCAGTTGCTTTTTTAGGTTTAGATTTTTCTTTTGGTTTAGCTGTTTCTTTTCCTGTTGCCTTTGCAATTTTTGCTTTGTACTCATCAACTTCTGCTTCTGATAGTTTCTTTACTACTGCTTCACCTGTAATAATTGGATGAGATGCTTCTTTTTTCTGATAAACTGGACCATGAATTTCAACGTAATCACCTTTGTTAATATCATCATTTTCTTTTTTAAATCTTAAGAATGATAAACCATTGGATACTACGTATTGCTTATCTTCAAAAGTAGCAGTTACATAGAATACTCCTTTTACTACTAGTGGACTTGGATTTTTGCGAACTTGTTTCTTTTCTGTCATTTTGAACTCCTTAATTTTAAAGTAATACTAAAATAAAATACATATATAATATATTATACCCATATTTTGTAAATTTATAACACTTTGTTTACAAAAGTTTACGTATCTCCTGTCTAAAATAATTTTGAACTTGGTCTGGATTTAAATCTGGTTTCCAAGGCAAATAAGTAATATCAATTTTTCCTTGTTTAATTCCTTTGGATTTATCAAAACCGTAGTGTGTATAAATATTTGATACATTAATGTTATATTTCTTACTTAAGTAAGCACATAATTTACATATCGTATTAAACTGTTTGAGTGTAAATGGATATAAAGATTGTTTGTGTTTGAGGTTAAATCCATAGTTACAACAAGCTGATACTCCTATTGAACCTGTATTACCTAGATATGTATGAGCCGCATATATACCATCTTTACAATTCTCATTATCCTCTGGTTTATAATCACCTGAATACACTGTACCTAAGTTATCTACTAAGAAATGGTATGCTTTCAAATCTGTACTGTTAGGTTTATACGCTCCTGCTGTATGATGTATTATTATTCGCTTCATTAGTTACCTCCAAATATAAAATCAAATATTATTGATAGTGCTATAGCTCCTATTACTACAACTGTTGCCGTCATAAAGAACCAATATAGTATTTGCATGTTTACTCCTTAGTAACTTTTCATTATTTTAATTCGTTGATTAGCACTTGGATGTGTTGATGAAGGTTTGTTTCTATAATACTTAGGTACTATTTTCTCTAATGCAATTGGTAAATAATTTTTCGTATTTTCTTTTCTAGCAATCATAGTTGCAAATAAGTCAGCTTCAATTTCATGTGTGTGATATAAAATTATTTTTTGCTGTCTAGATATTGGATATAATTTATATGTTGTCTCAAAGTGTCTCTTAAAGTGTTCTAGTACAACATGTCCTACCTCATGAAAACCTATTGCTTGTACTTCATTGTAGTTTAACTTATTTGATAGTCCAGATGTGATTATTATTCTATTATATGGAGTTGTAAAAGCTTGTACATTACTACTAGTGCTAAAAATAACTTCGCATGTTTTATTATAATCTATGCAAGTTTGCTCTAGTTTATGTTTTAGTTTTACTTCCTCATCAAGTGTTAAACTACATGCAGTATTACTTAGTAGTATCATTAATACTATTGGTATTAGCATTGTGTAAATCAAAATTTTTGTCATACTGTTGTACCTCTGATAGATAATATATTAAATCTACGCTCTTTAGTGTTCTGAATAACGATTGTGTTATTTGTAAATGAATTGGTATTGATGAAGTGTGTCGATAATTCCAAAAAGATTTATATACTTGTGTATCTTTTACATAAAAGTTTTTTGGACTGGCTAATACTGCTATTATTTTTAAGAACTGAATTAGCGCATCTTTAGTATCATTATTTAATTCGAGTATAAATCCTAAGTGATGTCCTTTTGTGCTTTCGATAGATAACTCTGGTACTAGAGTTTTAATATCATTTATTAGTTGATGTTTGTTAGATACATTACCAAGTGAACATTTATGGAAGCGTGTGTATAAAAATAGCTTTTGATATCTACGTCTAAGATAAAACTTTAGAGTTATACAATCCATTATTACTTTTGAAGTAATTGATAGCGCTACTCTTTGATGAAAGTTCTTAGCTAATTCTATCTTATTGAGTATTATATTTATAAAGTTATTTTTATCTTTTGTTTTTGACACATCCACATCCTTTGTTGTACTTTGTATATTCTAACATGTTTACTCGCTTAGATAAGAAATTGTATTGCTCTTCTGTCATTGGTTGACCATTGTAATAAAACTTTACTCGGTCATTTATAACTTTACGTTCACATCCACAAGTTATACCATAGTCATGCATATATATAAACATAGTTTTACGATTGTAGAATTTATATACACCATTTATCACTGTGTATCCTGAACAGTCTATGAAGTTTAGTTCATCTACATATAGTATATCTTTTGGTTTATATAAATCAAAGAAGTTATCACTATTTTCGGTGATATGTGATATACAATCTTCAAATATATCTTTAGATATTTTAAGAATTTGTTTCATTTGATGAACTATCCTTTTCTAAATTATAAGTAGCATATTCAAGGCCATAAAGGAGTAAATCTATTCTACGTTCATTAATTGCTTTAGCAATATCAACTGCCATTTGCTGTATCTGTTCTTCACCTTGTTCTGGTATATTAACTCCAAACTTACTTTCAGCGTATTTAATTCCTGCTTTTACTCCTGCTTCAAAAATTTCTTTTTCAATGTTTCGAACAGTTTTATTTTGCATCAACGAAATTCTAAATTTTATATAGTTTTTAAGTGCTTTGTTACAAAAATTAAATAATGTTCTGTTCGAGAATTGTTGTACATCATTTTTATCAAGACTAATACATCTCATTACCGCAAAGTCTTTAATCGTTTGTTTCAATTTGTTTATCATTTGTAAATTCCTCTATGTCTTCGTAAGTTACTGGTACTCCACCAATGTATATAACTTCGTTCATATTCTATCCTTTTATTGATTGTAATACATTATTTAAAATGTCACGAGCTGTAGCCATAACTACTGATTTTATCTTACATAAGTATTTGATTTCATTTTCTGGCGCTGCCACCAAGTTGAACATATGTTTAATCATACTTAGTTTAGATAGCTTCAATGTTACTGTTAGTTGTGTAAATGTTACTTCTTTTTCAGTGACTTCATAATCTAGCTTTAAAGCCTTCATACGTTCATCAATTTTTTGAAGTGCTTCATCTTTTGTATCATTACTTACAATTAAATTTGCATCTATGTTCATATTTTAATCTCCTATTGTTACGTACATTACTGATTAAACTTTATTTTCTCCAAACAATATTTTATTAAGTTGCTTATTTGCTTCTTTTTCCTTTTGCTCTATAATCTCACTTTCCCAAGTTATATTTTCTGGTAACATATCACCCCAGTTAGGTTTATGTTTAGATAACTTAAGAGGTAAATCATTGATTGATTTGACTTGTATTTTACCATTTTTTCGATTTGTTAAGTGATAGTTAGTACTTTTGATTGCATCCTGAACTGTATTCGCTAATTCTCTATCTATCGTATATATTTCTGTTTCAAGATTAAGTTTTCTATCACGAACTTTTATGTAATTTTTTGAGTAACTAGTTAAGTATCGCTTCATTGTTTAGTTCTCCATTATCCCAGAGTAATTCAATATCTGTAATCCATATTTTGTTACGTATCATATATCGCATTAGTTGAGTATCAGTTAAACAAGTAAATGTTTTTTCATGAACTTTATCAAAATACATTTTAATCACGGTTAACTCCTATTTGATTAAAGAAAATCAAGTGTATTGTATAACTTCAACTTGATATACATTCATAAATATTAATTATACAGTTATACTCTAATTAATATCGGGGTTGGAGGATTATTTGAATAAAATTGAATTAAGTAACTCTGCCTTTTCGTTTCGATTTTGTTTTGGTGCATACTTTGTATCACCAGTAATCTTAAATAATTCAGACTTGTTTACAAGCTTTTCTACTTCTGTAAATCTCTTGTCTTTTGCTTCATAAAGTGCTTTGATTGCTTCTTTTTGTGCTTCGGTTAACTTTTTTAATCCTGAACTTGCTTGCTTTGCTTTTTCATTTGCCATAATTAATACTCCTATATTTGTACTACAGTAATATTATACCCAGTTTAAGAAAGTTTATAACATATTGTTTACTTATTCTTTACATTACTTAAGCTTTATCATAACAACATTGTAACCAGAATAGTTTATCTTTTAATTCGCATAGGTCACTATAAAAGTTGTCTGCATCATCTGTACTATTGAATTTACAGTAACCGCATTCATCACTTACAACATATTCAAAGAAACAGTTATGTCTATCTATTAAATCTGTTATTGATTTACATTTTAGTTCATTATCTGTTACCATTACTATTTTGTCAAAAATATTCATATTTTTATCCTCCAATTAATTCAAATATACCGCCAACTAATAAAATAAGTAGTATTAAATCGCCTATTAAACTTGACATTTATTAAACCTCCATTGGATAGATAAACATAACATCACTGTCATCAACCTCCGACCATACAGGAATTTTACCCTTGATAACTATCTCATTATACATCTCAAATAATTCTGATTTTGAGTACATACTATCGCATAATAAAAAGTCATAACCCAAAGCTCTATTAATTTGATTAGTTATTTGATATTTTGTCAGTTGTTTATTAGTCATTTATTTAATCCTCCTTATATTTATATTATTCCCAGATTTTTAGATTTATAACATATTGTTTACAAAAGTTAACAATAAACTAATGTTGCATTATAACTATTTGATGTTTGAATTTCATATAAGTAACTTTCTTGATTAAATAAATTACAAGCACTCTCAATAGTTTTACATATTTCTACTTGCTTTTTATAATCATCATCAAATAGAATTACTTCAACTTTTAAACTTGGCTCACTACAAATTGTGCCATCCTCATACTTGTAACATCCTTGGCATTCTGTAAATGTCGCATAGTCTAATGCTTGTGTAAGATAATTTCGTATTGAATTTATTGTGTAAAATTCTTTTGTATCCTTGTCTTGTGTTCCTATTGTAAATGTTAATTTTTTCATAATTATCCTCCATATATTACTTCTGTAACATACCATTTTGTATTACTTACATATTTTGATGTTGATGTAACACTATAATAGTAATTAAATTCTTTGAGCATTGATAATAAATTTTTTAAAATATAATTATGTTTTACTATTGATAATTCTTTTATGGTCTTACATTTCATATTTAATCCTCCTTATATTTATATTATTTTATCTTTCAATACTTTTGAAGTTTTTAGTATTCTAAAAGTAAGTGAAATTTATCATAAACTAATTTGCTTTTAGCCTCTTTTACATTTTTCCTAAAGACAACATCATAGTATATCTTAGAAATTTCTTCTAATGTGAATTGTGTATCATTTACTAAGTTTTCACAATTAAATATTTGATTTAATTCGTTTATCATTTTTAATTTATTGCTCATTTATTTACCCTCCGTTTATCCATTAATATACTTTTATAATAACATATTTTTTCTGTGCTTCCAATATATGTCGACCTAACTTTCA